TAATAATACCATTAATAACATCATTGTTAATAACAGAAAAACTTGTGTTAGCATTAATGTAAGTAGTTGCCGCAGTTTTTAATGCTGTCCTTTGAGCTTGGATATCAGTCCTTGCTGTTAACAACACAGAAGAAACAGTACTAAATGTTGGAAGCGTAACAGCGGGAGTAGGTAAACTAACTGCATTAACAATGATTGCTATGAGGCTTACGTTTGATGTAATGCTAGCTGACGCGGCAGAACCGCCAATAATTGTTTCGTTTGTATATTGTCTAAAACTAGTTTGATAAACAATTGCTGGCGCGGCATTGACGATCACTGCCTGCGCCAAAGTATTGATATAACCAATGGCCGCAACATAGGCTTCTTTTTCTGAGGCTAGTAATTGATAAACGCCGCCTTGCCAGTACTGTAGTCCAGCATACACGCTTTGTTGATTGCCACCATACATCAAGTCGTACACCACACTCCAAACTATGTACTTTACATCACGTTGATTTTTTGTTATGTTGTATAGTACTGTTGGAAAGTTTGCTTTCAAGTACGCAGTGATTTCAGCTTGTATAAACGGAATGTTATTCAACAACAATTCTCTTGCGCTAACTCGGCCAGCCGCAGTGGTTTGAATTGCGGGGAATGACACAGTTGGAATAACATCAGTTGTTAACAAATTGTTAATAAGAGTAATATTATTGTTAATGGATGAAACAGCATTTGTAGTTGTTGCAACTGAGGCAATTGTTGTTAAACTAGTTCCTAAATTTAATAACGTAGCTTTGATTTCATCCAAATCCAAGCCAGTATTATATTGATCAAAAGCCAGTGCTATTTGAATACTTTGGAATGACCCTTGAAATACTAAATCGTAGCATAGTGCATCTATAACTGCGCCGATGTAATTTTGTGCGTTAGTTGTATTATAGCTGTAAGCTAAAATTATGCTTTTGGCGTATTCAATACCGTCTATCAACTGGGTTAATTGTTCAGTAACTAAATCTATACTTGCCGGATTAAATAATTTAGAAGCTTGTGTTATAGTGTTATAATTTGTATTCAATACTAAATCGTAACTAATACCATCAACAATTTTGCTTATGATTGCATTATAACGACCTGAGTCAATTGGAATGTAGTTTACATATTTTTTGTTAAGGTACGCAATAGTTTCGCTTTGAATAAAACTCTTATTAAGACGCAACAGTTCGCTTGCGTGTTCATAGCCGCTAACTCCAGTATTACCACCACTTGGTGTTATGCTTTGAATAGTACTAAATGTTTGATTCACACCTCTAGTGTAGGCAATTTTTTGTTTGTAAGGCCCTGGTTCAATACTTGCTAGATTAATCAAATTCTCAGCGGCCAATGCAGCCTGACCCACTGTTTTATAAGCATATTGCCAAAAACGACCTTCCTTTCCTATAGGACTTTTGGTCTGCTGGTCATCACCGCTGGCCGTTGACACATACAAGTTAACATTGCTGGAAAAGCTGTTGTTATCAACATAATATTTGGTAGCGGCTTGCAAATCAGTGGCGCCGTTTGGAGTACCAAACCCTGTTAACGGTGCAGGGTGATCACTCAATGTCAGAGCACCGGTCATACGATCGCCGCCACGATATACCGTATCTTTACGTTGCATCACTTCAGTGGATAGATAATTACTAGATAATGTTTTATCGTAATCTACATCATTAATTTGCGGAATTGCAGGTTGCGCTCTTGATTTTAATGCGTTAGCAATATATCCATTTGACACAGCAACGTAATTGCTATCTGCGTAACCCTTGTTGATGGCCAATTGTGCCAGTGTAGTAGACACGCCTAAACTAGCATACGATGCATTAAATGCATCGACTAGTGTTTGACTAGGATTCGCTAGTCGAGCAATAGTAAAATTATTTGCATTTAAGTTTAATCCTAAACTAGGCGCCGAATCACCTATCAAACCTGTAGTGGTTGATGTAATAGTTACACTGGTATTACTAGTCTTATTAATTGCAATACCAGCACCTGCCACTAGTTCTCTAGCAGTCAGACTTGTTCCGGTAGTATCGGACATGATAACTTGATTAGCAGTATAGCTATTGGGCGTGTCGCCCAGGTCGGTAAATCTAATAGTTCCGCCAAGTCCAAATACAGCATATATCTCGTTAAAGTTTTCGTTTACTTTACGGAATGATTCGCGAATACTGTCGCCTGTGCCGTCATTACCTTGTACGCCAATATCAATTAGTTGTTGTGTCATTTGTGTTAAACTCCGAAACTTGAACCGCAACCGCAAGTAGTTTGTGCGTTGGGATTTTTTATGCTGAATGAACTGCCTTGTAAATCTTCTTTATAATCTATTTCTGCGCCATTTAAATACTGCATACTCATACTATCTACAAGCACCTTAAATTCGTCCAAGGGAACTTCAAAATCATCCTCGTTAGTTTCTTCATCAAACGTAAATCCATAGCTGAAGCCGCTACAGCCGCCGCCTTGGACAAATGTACGTAATGATAATTTGGGATTGTTTTCTTCAAGTAGTAAGTCCTTGATTTTTGTTTTTGCTGAGTCAGAAATAGTAATCATATTTGTCCTTGATTGAATATTTATCAAAGGATTTTATAACCTTAATGTAAATACAGTTATGTATATTGGAACTGAATTTAGAATAAACCAGCACATACGCACCAGCAAGAAGGGCAAAACCCATTCTTACAGCCGTAAGGTCACAGTAGTGTTGTTCAAGTGTGATTGCTGTCAGGGAGTGTTTAATAGAGAAAAAGGATCCATGGATCCCAAACGATTAAACAATAATTTCTATCACGTATGTGGTGATTGTGATCCTAAGAAATTTGCACAAATGAAAGGGGTAGAATCACGAAAAGTATGGGACATGCCCGTAAGCAGTCTTAAGACCTTAGACCAATTCTAGAACTAACGATGTTCCAATTGATAATTTTCCACTGATTATTGAGATATGATTTTTTATCGGCAAGGTAGTCCAACACGAATGCGTGTTCCCACCAATCAATAATCAGCACAATGTCCATTTTTATCTGATGATTTTTGATAGTTTTAATGGTACCGTCAGTTGACAAATACGCCCAGCCACTGCCTTGTATTTTCATTGCTTCTTTTTGGAAAGCATCTTTAAAATTATCAAAACTTTTAAAATATTTGTTGATAAAATTTTCAGCAATGTTTGTAGGAGCATTAGATGCCTGAGGCGCTTGGTATTGTGTGAACAATAAGTGATGTAAAAACGCACCCGCTTCATTGAAGTCAGCGTCACCTTCGCCGTTGTTAAAACGCTCTACATAGGTTTTATACAACTTACCATAGTGATAATTGATAGTATCTTCTGAAATCGCTGGCTCTAAATCGTCCTTCTTATAGGGTAAAACTGCCTGAGTTAATGTTTTAGGAGTGTTTCCTTCATTAAGGGTAATATGACGAATAAAGTTGTACATGGCTATATTTAGTGTATAAATAAAACACCAAGGAGGAACATAGAATGTTCAAAAAAATTAAAGAGTTTTTTACAGGCAAATCTGCTGAAGTTCAAGTTGAAGCGCCGTATAAAGTTGATGGTCCAACACCTGAAGAATTAAAAGTAGTTGCAGAAATGACTGATGCGATACATGATACAGGCAAGCCTGTAAAAGCACCAATCAAGAAACAGCCGACTGTTAAGAAAGCGCCACTGGCCAAAAAACCCCGAGCACCTAAAGTAGCAAAATAATATAAGGGCCGTGTGCCCTTATACTAAAACTTGTTTAATTGCTCAGAATAGCGAGCCATGTCCTCTTGAATCTTAGCCTTACGCTGATCATTCAAGTTGGGATTTTCTTCCAGCTCTTCTCTAAGAGTTTCCAATCTATGTATCAGTTGTTCTCGAGATAGCTTTTGGCTTGATTGTACAGTTCCATGCTGGCTAGATTTTTGCCCTTGCTTTCGCACATGATGTCGAACTGGTTTAGAAAAGTTATTGCCCATTCGTTTGTTTTTTGATTCCAATAAAAGTCACTGTGTGCCCTTAATTTTTGTTTCTTATACCCATCTAAAAGTAGTTGGCTGTGAACAGGTGCGACAAGTCTGTCATGGCCCACGAGATAATCTTCACGAGATACTGAATAATGCATAGTAGGGCGCAAACCGCGCCAACTGTCCAAGACACGGCTAACACGATTGTCTGACGGAAGGATATATTCCCCTTCACGAATCCAATGATGGTGTATATCGAGCACAATAGGAACGATATCGATAATAGAAAGACAGTCATCTAAACCCCAAGAGTTTTCTTCGTTTTCGATTGTAATACAATTTCTTGCCTCAGGTGTAAGTCTTTTGTAGGCAGCTCGGATGCCATCAGGACCTTGTTTACCCGAGATGTGTACGTTGATTTTAAAGTCCTGAAAAGATTTACCATACCCCATGTATCGTGCCATATCTGCATGATATTCGAATTCCTCTATGCTTCGCCCGACAATGCCTTCGTTAATACTAGCCAACACAACAAACTGGCCAGGATGCATACTAAGACGGGTACCGCTTGCACGAGCACTATCGCCAATAAGGCTAAAATTGCGTTCAAGATAGCTAACAACATCAGGCTTACGCCAAAAGTAACTCCAAGTAGGCTCAGTATAAGCGGGGAGAATATCACTGCTAAGACGCACCATACGAAGATTTTCATTAAGTTCTCCCACACGGTCTACAAGTTTTTTAGTAGACGCTAAATTTTGAACCATTAGGTCCCATAGTTTTTGTTCTGCAACTTCTTTTCTCTGTCTATTTAACCAGGAGATGGTAGTAGTTCCAGTATTGTATTGTTTAGCATCATCATCTTTCTTGATGCCGTTTACTTGATCTGCATGATCAATCCATTTACATGCGAAGCCTATTTTTTTCATTACCAATGCCTTATGACGCCTGCGATTATAAAAATGTTTGTAAGTACATATGATAACACAATTACGGTACGAAT